CCTACAAGTAGAAATAGCATCGCAAAACGCCAGCCGAACAAACGCCAAAGAGGAAAAGCCATGATTAGATAGGAATAGAACAAACGCTTACTATAAGTAGCAACGTCCTGTCCAATAACATCTTCACCGCAAGCAAGGATGGTAGATTTGACAACGTCATTATCTATCCAAGCTGCTGGTACGAAGCTAGTCCATTTGGAATAAGGGGAATCTTCGAAAGTCTTGAGTCCCAGCAAAAGTGTTTTGATGGCAAAATCCTCAGCAGTTGTCTCTATACGACACCGATGTGAGCGCATAGTGTGCCCAAAAGGCTTAGCCCTTCGGGAAATATGACCTGCAAGTCTTTCACCAAAATGAGGTTCGTAAACCTGCGTCTCCATTGCATCGAAAAGCTCAGACCACGATTCATCATTAGTCTCAGGACCAGTAGAGCTGGTTTCTGAAACTTCAGAATCTGTCTCGTAAGAGCTGCTGGAATCCGAATCCTCGCTAACTGTCTCAACAACAGGGCAAGTACAGGTCTCCACGACCCGGTCGCACTTATCACAAATGTTCACAATTTCTGAAGGCTCGGTAAACGATTCAACAAGAATTTTCTGTTCAGCGTTGTGCTTACGCGCACGCTTAATAAGAAGATTCACGTAGTCCGTGATAGAGATATCAGTGTGTGTGATGTCATAGTGACTAAAATTCTGTCCGTCGACGCCGTCGCCGATGGGGGTCTTCAATGTAATCAACCAAATGTCATTCAAAGAATGCATGTTACCGAATTTCTCAATGACCTTTGCAGAATCAAGGAGATTGTTGGTAAGGAACTCAGGACGGACCTTAAGTTCAACATGGATGTGGCAACGACGCAACACCGACATAGAGTTGTAGGAGGAAAGACCCGCGTGGATCTCTTCAACATTGGTGGTGATAGTCAAGCAATGGGGTTCGATAGAAATCTTACCTTTATTCGCGAGGTCAGCCATAACGGCGTACTCTCGAATATTGTTGACGATCTTGATGATAGATTCAGAAGGAGCAATCTCCCAGAATTCTTTCTTGGTGTTACCCAAATCATCAATTTTCACTCCTGTAATGTAGGAGCGATAGTTGGACATATACTTGTCTGCTTCATTCAAAGTACAAATGTAGTCAGCAGTACAAGCAACACCCATGGCTTTAAGAACTGTAACCATGGTAATGTCCGCGAATGTGGATTTACCCACACCGGAGTTGCCAAAAATTTTAATCGCAAGAGGGGCCTTTCGGAGACCTCCTGAAATACGGATGGCGGTGAATTCCGTGTAGACTTTTGTAAGAGCCTCCCACTTTTGTTGGATAATTCGTTTCTCCGTACCATTAGGAGTGGTTTTAAATAAGTCGTGAAAATCATCGATTAAAACTTTAATTTCTTTATCGAATTGAGCTTCAGACAAATTCAGGAAACGTTCGAGGTTACCATTCCTCGCGTGTTCCCATTCGACTAATTTACGCACATAGCGCTCTTCAAGTTCCACTAGTTTGGGAGTTGAAAAGAGCAAAGGCGATAAAGAGCCGGTGACATAACACATGTAACCTCCTTCAGCGAAGAAGGCAATAGTGTCCATGATTGAATCCATAAGATCAACTGAGGTACAGTGTTTCTTTTGTGCTTCTACGGCAAAAATTTCAAAATTGCCGAGGGATACGGAAGCATCCTCAAGTACTCCTAATGTTACAAGGAGGGATATTACTCGAGAAACCTTTGCAAAAGCTGGATTGTTAGTTAAAAGTTTCCAGTTATGCAGGCCTCCCTTAAGTTGAGAGAGCCATTTAGGTGTGTCGTCGCTGGATTGTGGGGTATATCCATCGAATAGGTTGTCGACAAGTTGGGACAATTGGGACGTCAAAGACGCCTGATTGTGGGTTTTGGCATACATGGTTAGTACGCATAGAAAGCCTGTGGCATCTGTGACGCTACAAAGAGCGCCATAGAGAGAACATATGCCTTCAATTTTTGAAATGGCGCTGTCGGTGAGTTGTTTTTTGAGGGAATTCTTAAGATAAAGTAATCCCGGTAAATTCCAACCCGCCTGTGGCACGTATGTCATACCAGTAAGATACTGGATTTTGGCCTCGAAAGGCAGTTTATCGAAAACCTGTTTCGCTGAGTGAGCGTCCTCTGATCCTGGTGTATCCAGAGGAAAATTAGTGTATTGGGTTGCAGTTTTACTGATTGACCTTGCACTAGGAATGAACTCTAAGCTATTGTTCTTAGCTCTGCCGCTAGGAGCGGACTTCATTTTATGCATCGAGTGATACAAGGGTAGAGTGGTAACCACACTACCTACAATGTCATTATCAAAAAACATTGGGGGTAAGATTATCAAGGAACTTTAATAAAAAGGCATTCCTTTTGGGATCTTAAAACCAAAACCTCTGCACCCATTGGTGCGTGTCCTCGTCATATGTGACGAGGTATTTACAGAAATATATCTGCTTCAACTAACTTGGTTATTAGAACCTAATAGTGATGTGGAAATTGCGTGTACTGTTGCCGTTCTGACAGTATTTAAATTAAAGAGAGCACGTACTCAAATCAAGTCCCGGATCAATTAAGGGGACAAAGCGTTATTTTAGGTGTCGCTTGAACACACGGGGGGTAACTACTACAACGTTTAGAAAGTAAGTAGTTAAATTTAACGTAGAAAAGACTCTGAGGAGTATAAAATATAAGGGGTGGGCTTCAAACCTACCAAATACATCATACAAAGATCTCAAAGGAGGGTCGAAAGACCTTCCTAAGAG